TAACCCCCGTTGCGCGGGGATTCTACGCTTTATAACTAACCTGTTTAAGGAGCTATTAAAATGTTCGCTAAACTTTGGCAAAATATTCTGTTTCTTGTAGTGTGCTCACTACTTCTAGTATCTCAGTCCTTTGCACTAAATAGTCCATATGAAGGTGTATATACTTGGCTACCATCTGCTACTAGAACAGCTACTACAGCTAGTGCAGATATTGTAGGTAAGTACGCTACAGGTGTAGAAGTTATTTGTAACGTATCTGCAGCCTCAGGTACTGGAGGTTTGGTTCTTAAGATTCAAGGTAAAGATCAAATCTCAGGTAACTATTACGACATTGCAGCTACAAATTCAGTAACCACCCCGATTGTAATTCGTAATATCATTGGAGCTAACGTGTTTAATGTGGCTCCATCTGGAGGTAATGTTAATGTGAATACTTATGTTCCTTGGACTTGGAGACTTCAAATGGTTCATGGGGATTCTAGTAATTATACCTACTCATGTGCATATACTGTGTTTAGTTCCTCCTAAAAGTTATAGGCAATAAAAAAACCCGCCAGCTCAATTAAGAGTTTGGCGGGTTTGCTGGTAGTGGTTTGGACCCGTAACCAACCAAGAAAGACGGGCCATCACTGGCCCGTTTTTCTTTTACATCTGCTTTAGACGTCTTTGTAGATAGTCGTTTTTAGCAGCTTCTGCTTCTTCTTTCGTCTTGAATCCAGCTTTCTTTAAGCGGACTCTCTTGAAGCAGATATTGAAACTCCAACTTGTCCCAGTAAACCATACAAGTCCTTTAGGAAGAACTTCTTTAGGAGGTTCTTTATATTCAAACAGTGAAGTATGATCTACTATTTTTACTAGTCCGAGTAATATGGATAAGTCAGTTATTTTTCGGGGGTTGGTAGTTTCATGTTCATCTAATTCACTCATTTCATGTTCATCCTATCCCTAAATCTGGCTTCAGCTTCTAACAAAGCATAACACACTCTATCTATGGCTGAGTCATAATGCTTACCCTTGGCAGCATCTTGCCGCACATCTTTCAAATACCCCATAAAGATCCATCCCTGAATCTCAGTGAGATTTAGCCCTGTTCGTAGATTGAACAGGGCTACAATTTTTGCCATGCTGCGTTCACTACCATAATTTCCAGTAGTGTCATAAACTTTTCCACGCTCCTGTAGAATTGAAGAGACTTCATTTATCAGATCTTCTACTCGTAGGCTTTGTTCTCCTAGCTCAATATTTTCACATTTACTACACACATTTTCAATCATCAGTTTTTTCTGCTGCATTATTCTCTCCTATATATACCAAGTACATCTCAGAACCTCGTTGTTCGAGATTCACCCAACCGGCTCGTATAAGGCCGGTTATAGCTCCTTCCAAATCTCTTGCCTGCGGAAATGCGTTATGCAAGATCTTATAGGCTTTAGGATACGTTGCTTCACCCATTGACCTGATATAGTCAAGGAGCTTATCAGCTTCACACGCATCCACTTTTTTCCCGACGTGTGCAAATACTTTATTATATCCTTTCTCCGTTGATTCAAGTAATACATCAGCTAGTTTCAGATCTGCGTCTGTTATTATAAGTTCATCTCGTTGTGAAGCTGCTAAGACCATTGCTAGTTTGTGTAGGTGTGTTTGTTTTCTCGCCATATATACTAACAGCCATTCCTCTCTCCAACCATTTGACATTGATTTCCAATGCTGCTCATACCAACGTTCTCCCCAGGTCCGTGCGGCTGCAGTGAGTTCATATTCTCCACAAAGTGTTATGGCAATGTGTTCCAGATCTTGTTGTAATTGGATTTTAGTGTTGTCGCGTTGCTCAGGAAAGTTGTATTTTGGGTAGGCGATTAAACGTTCCTTGGTATCTGCATAGATGAATATGCATCTAGCTGTGAAACCTCCACCCACAATTCCAGCGTGCATGTTGGTGGCAATCCAGTTTGGCGTAGTACATGCGAGCATATTTACCCAGGGACTATCTACAATGTCATTACCACTGTTCTTTGTGTTCTTAATGAGTGCTTTGCGACCGTCCCAAAGGTCAATGAACATATCGACCATTTCGTGGTTTTTGAAATCGATAAGGTTTCCAAATTCAGATGCACACAGGTTAATCGGTGACATTGGATAGTGTTCGCCATTGTACTCAAAAGTTTCACAGCTAGCGGCAAAAGAAGTGATGAGTGATTGCCAGGTTACAATGTCCGGGCCAAACTTAATCCCAGGCACATTGCGCAGGAACGATTCGGCAAATCCTGCGGTGGTTGATTTTGAAACAACTCCAGGTGGAGCAACAAATACAATGAAGAAATTTGGAATCCACCTGAAGGCTACCTGATCCATCCACACTCGTTTACGTAAGACACCTGCCAAAGCCCACACACCAGCCCAGAAGTGCATCAATCTAGGGGCTTCAGTGTGAGCTGCAAAATTAACATACGCTTCAAGCCAGGATGGAAAGTGTCGTTTAGCGGGCATGAGTTATCCTATACCTCCACATATACCAGGCTAGATATGGAGTGAATCCACGCCCAGCTACATCGTTTCGATGATAGGAGCACATCCATATGCCGTCTTGTCTCCAAATTTTAGGTTTCATACACAAGCTCCCCAGCTAATCTCACTAATTCTCATTCCGGTTGGAATGATTAACGGATCATCATATGGAATGATGATGCGGCTTACTTCAGCTATACGCTGCTTGCACTCTTCCGACATATGCGTTGGGAACTGACCAACCAAAGAATCATGTACCTGAATTAGTATTTGCACCTCTGGGACATTTTCGTATATAGCTACCCAGATCCTATTGATATAACATCCAACCGTTGATTGAGGTATCCAAGCTAATGCCTGCGGCAAAATCCTATCTAGTCTGTCAAAGATATGCCAGCGGTATCCGAATTTATTTTCCACAAAACGGAAACGCTGTATCTGATTCAATGTACGATCATGCCACGTCTTGATTCCAGGATGACTGGCAAACCATATTCGTTGTGCACGATCTACTTCATGGACAGTATTTCCTGTTGCAACTGCGATAGTTCTCGCACTTCCTCCATAGTTTGTAGCATGGCAGAATACCTTTGCGAACTCACGCTTGTGCTTGCGTGGTCCTCTATGATCCATGTATTTTGGGTGACTCTCTACTAACTCTTCCAAAGGTGGGGGATCTTTCCCTTCCAGTGCGTAAGCGTTGAGCAAGTGAATATCTGCGCCCATTCGGAGTGCAGCTTTAAGCATCTGATCATCTGCCTCCCACACCACGACTTGTAGATCGGCTCGGTCCAAGTCCATATCGAACATAGTATAACCTGGATCAGGAACATACATTGAGCGCATGTTGGGAAATGCAAAGGTTTTCCCCCGTGCCGCAGCTTTACCCGCTGCCTTAGATTTGTCAGATGGAATATTCTGGAAGTTGCAGCCTCCTCCAAAGGCATTGGTTGATGAACTTAGACGATAAGTGTATGGAGCTGACTTGGCGTCGGCATCTCCCGCAATGTTGAATGAACTTCTCATACGCCCATCAGTGTCTACTTTGGCGTTTATGAATGTTCTTACCATAACTTGCAGTGTGCGAATATCTGCTATAGCATTGATGATAGGGCGCAGCAGTGGCTCACGTGTAGCTATTGTATTAAGGGCTTCATCATCACAGGATACACGAGGGGTCTGCCCTTTTTTAGCCCTGGACATAACTTTTGGCTGCCCAAGTCGTCGATAGAACAAGTCCTGCATCTGAGGACTAGAGTTGAGGTTAATGTCACAACGCAAAATGGCACGAAGCCAATCCTCTCGCACAGAGATCTCAGTCTGTATTTCAGTGTTTAGTTTTTTCCGCTGAGTTTCATCTACTCGAACACCAAGTTGCATTGCTCGCAACACAGGCCAAAAAAGTTTTTGCTGAAATGCCTCGACTTGTTGAAGTTTCAGATCTTCTATAATTTTAAGTTCAGCTTCACCAACTTCACGTGTTCGCACACAATCAATACAGTTGTACTCCCACAGTTTTTCCTCTGGTTGGTTTGGATCCCAAGTCTTACCATCATCTTTCCAATAAACATAATGCAGACTGTAAAGTGATGATTGCATTGCGAGTGATTTTGGAAGAGATACAAAGGCCGTGTGGTGCGAGATCATTGAGTCTTGCTTT